CATAACTTAACAGTATCCAATTTGGGAGAAGAAGGTATTGAAATTACCAATGATAACTAATATAATTACATTTAAACAACATTACATAACCGAAGCCTCGGCCGAAGGTAAAAGCATATAGAAGATACGATTTGTATAAATAGTTTTATGGGATATATCTATAAAACAACAAATTTAATAAACAATAAAAAATATATTGGAAAAACCAACGGAAATAAAAAAAATTATTTTGGTTCCGGTGTTATATTAAAACAAGCTATCAAAAAATACGGAGAAATAAATTTTAAAAAAGAGATATTACACAAATCAGATTCAGAAGATGATCTAAGACGAATGGAAAAATATTACATCGAACGCGAAAATGCCATAATGGATCCAAATTATTATAATTTACATGAAGGAGGCCAAGGTGGTGATACAGGATTTAAAGATGATACATGTATGTCAGCTGTAGTAAAAAAATATTGGAGCAATTTATCTGAAGATGAATATAAAAAACGTTGTAAAAATCAAGGGCTTCACGATAAAAGTGGTTCCAAGAATCCTAGGGCGAAGATAGCAATTGTTAACGGTAAGGAATACGAATGTTTAAAAGATGCTCTTGAAGATTTTAATATACCATATAGTTCCTTAAAACGCGCTGCCCAAACTAAACAATTTAATGAAAAATATAAAATTTTAGCACAATACAAATGATTACATTTAAACAACATTACATAACGGAAGCCTCTGCCGAAGGTAAAAATCTACATATGCAACACATCGAGGATCAAGTGTTGTATGGTGGCGTTTCTGGTGCACGTGAAGCAATTACTGCATTGCGCAGTATGCGTGATATGTTGGCAGGAAACAGTGAACAATCATATGACATTGCGGCCAAATTTGATGGAGCACCTGCCATATTTGTTGGTACAGATCCGACCGATGGCAAATTCTTTGTTGCAAAAAAAGGAATCTTTAATAAGAACCCAAAGGTATATAAAACTGAAGCCGATGTTCGTGCTGATACAACTGGTGACCTTGCCGATAAATTGGCCACTGCATTAAAATACTTTCCAAAACTTGGTATACAAGGAGTGTTGCAAGGTGACCTTGCCTATACAGCTCAAGATTTGAAGGATGAATCATATGATGGCAATGAATATCTTACTTTTCAACCAAATACAATTGTTTATGCCATCCCAAAAGATAGTGCTTTGGCCAAAACAATAAAAGCAAGCAAAATTGGAGTATTTTTCCATACACAATACACTGGTGATACCTTTGAATCTATGAAAGCATCATACGGATTCAATTCAAAGGTTCTTAATAAAACACCTGATGTTTGGTTTACAGATACTTACATTCGAGATCTTTCAGGAAAGGCAACATTAACAGCGGCCGAAACAAAAGAATTAACATCGGTACTTTCCAAAGCAGGTAAAATTTTTCAAAGCATAAGCGGTTCAACACTAAAGCAAATTGAGGAAAACCCAACACTTGCACAAACATTGGAAACGTATAATAATACGCTTGTGCGTAAAGGTGAAAGTATTACGGATACAACGCAACATGTAAAAGATTTGTTGGTTTGGATTAAAGCCAAAGCTCAAAAGGATATTGATTCTAAAAAGAGTGAGGCTGGAAAAACAAGTGCAACAACAAAGCGTGATGAATTTTTAAAATTCTTTTCTGAAGAAAATAAGAAAAATTTGGCTCTTATCTACGAACTTCAAAATGCTATTGTACAAGCAAAACTTATTATTATTGAAAAATTGGAAGATCTTAAAAAGATGGAAACATTTGTAAGAACAGCCGACGGCTTTAAAGTAACCGGACAAGAAGGGTTTGCCATCAATGATAAGATTAAACAAAATGTTGTAAAACTTGTTGATCGTATGAGTTTCTCTCGTAACAATTTTGATCCTTCAATTATCAAAGGCTGGGAAAGATAAGTATTTATAAATAGAAGTATGAAACCCGAACCTTTGCGTCTAAGAGACATTATTTCCGTTGATCCCACAAACGGTTGGTTGCCTGATGATAGTGTTGGGTTAATTCCATACCAATATCATAAACGTCATCGTTCATATGATGAAGATGAGGACATGGACGTTGAGGAACCGGAAAGTCCTTCAGGGTATCAAATTGCAATGGCACGCAGTGCCGCACGAGCCGTAATTCGTTTGGAAGTGTTGGACGGTAGTTCAAAAGATGATTTACCATTGGCTCGCCGTCTTGAGGTTGAGCGAATTGTCGCAAAAAGAAAAAGCGATGTTGATACAGTTGCTCAAACCATTTTAGATCAAAACGCATGAAAACATTTAGAAAATTTACCGAGGAAAGAATTAGAGAAATTATAATTTCATTTGGACGCTTTAATCCACCGACCATTGGGCACCAAGAAAATATTGAATCAATTGCTGCAATGGCCAAAGGTAAAACATTTAAGATATATGCTTCTCAAAGTGAAGACCCTAAGAAAAACCCTTTAGGTTATGAGGAAAAAATTAAGTTTATGCGTAAAATGTTTCCGGCATACGGACGCAATATTATACTTGATCGCAACGTAAAAAACATATTTGACGTTGCCTCGACCGCATATGATGAAGGATATACACGTTTTACAGTTGCTGTTGGAAGTGATCGTGTTAAAGAATTTAAAGCACTATTGCAAAAATATGATGGTGCAAAAGGCGCACATGGATATTATAAATTTCCCGATGGTATAAATGTTGTATCAACTGGAACAAGAGATCCTGACATTGATGATCGGACAGGTGAAGCAACCTTTGCCATAAGTGCATCAAAAATGAGAAGTGCAGCAGCCGAAAACGACCTCAAAACATTTTCCGCAGGCGTCCCAAAAACATTTGGTGGTGTTAAAGAATTATTTAATGCTGTTCGTAAAGGTATGGGTTTGGAAGAAAGTTATAACTTTCGTACACATGTACAATTTGATACCATAAGTGAAGTAAGAGAACATTATATTAACGGATCAATCTTTAATGTTGGTGATGTTGTAAGTTCGAATAAAACTGCAGAAGACAAATTATGTATTTTGGAAAGAGGCGCAAATCATGTGCTTTGCAAAAATTTAAACACACTAAAGGAAAACAAATTCTTTATTAAGGATTTAATAAATATACAATAATGAATACTACATTGGCCGAAAAGTTGAGTAAAAAGCAACCTATATCCGTATGGATTCGAGATTTTATTGATAGTACAAATCCTAAATTTGAAGGTAAAACCAAAAAGGAACGTATTGCAATGGCTCTTGGTGCATATTATGGTGCTCAGAAAAATGAGGAATATGGTGCTGGGTTTGAAGGAACAGATGAACTAAGAGATAAATACATAAAGGATACACCAGGACAACGTATACAACAATTTAAAACCGAAATGAATCAACAAACATATAAAACATATCAGGAGTTTGCAACTCAACACCAAAAAATGTATCCTTATCACAATAAGGATCAAATACAAGCTGCGTGGGAAACATACAGCAAATATTTCGAAATGGAAGAAGCACAAAATTTTGTTTCAAAAGGAATCTACACACTTGACGGTAAAAAAATTGATGGTGCAAGATCAAGCAAATTGTTTCTTCAAGCATTGGACAGCGATGGTTTTCTTCATAATCTTTCTTGGAAAGAATGGTCCGAATCCGATTTAAAAGATACTTCTTCCGACAATGTTAAAAAGCAATTTGTTGACCGTTTGGCGAAAGAAATTAAAATGTTTAATAAAAGAATTGATCTTAATACCTGGCTTAAAGGTGGAAATAGAAGCTTTACAGATACAGTAAATTATATCTTTAAACTTGATCCTAATATTAAATATGTTAAGGTGTCTGGATTAAAAGAAGATGCTGTACAAGAAGCCGTTTCAATCAATTTCATTGATGATCTACTTGATGCGGCCACCAAAGTGCAAAGTAAAAATAAGCAATTACGTCATGGCCAAAGTATAATGATTGCTTTGAAAGACATGAACTCAAAATTGTATTCTGATGTTACTGGCACCGATTATGATCCGTTTTATAATGATAAGAATATTCCAGCATTACTGAAACATTTAAATCCCAATTGGAAGTTTTCTGATCTAGAAGAGACTGTTGATTTCCGCACGATGAAAGATGCCAATCTCAAGCAGTGGCTCAAAAGAAATGATACTGATGATAGTGTATCTGCTGTCTTTGGAGCTCAGATCTTGGCTGCCAAGAAGGAAGCCAAACGTCGTGGCATCGATTTTAATGAAGGATCGGAAATACAAGAAGATGACAACAAAATGATTAAGGTTACGGGAATTGAAACAGATCTAGATCCTGCAGAATCACAATGGAAAATGGCCGTTGCTATGCAACGTGAAAATGGAGTAAAGCTCGTTGCTTCTGGATACCATGAATTTTCAATCTCAGGTCCTTTTAAAAAGGTCAGAGCTGCGGTTATTAGACATTATGGTGACGCTAACGAAGCTGAGCAAATGCACCCACAAATTAAAAGATCAATGAGTGAAGATTCTGTACAAGAAAGCCGTGATTTTAAATCCTTTAGCAGAGAAAATTTAATCTTATGGTTGCAGACAAACTGGACGGGTAAAAAAGTTTCTCCGCAATTTAGACAAGAACTTGATGCTGCAGTAAGAGAAGCACAAAGTCGTGGATTATATAAGAATATAAAAATAGAACCACAAAAGACCGATACTGTACAAGAAGGTATTAATATTAGAGACTATATGGCAACTTCGGAAAAATCACAATTTGGTGGTTACAGACCACACGTTGTTAGTAAAGCCGGAAAGACAATGTATCTCGGTCAAGCATCTTATAATACTCCAGATGAAGCAAAAGATCATGCCGAAGAATATTTAAAACAATATGCTCGAGGCATTAGTTATCCAAGAGTACCAATTAAAGGTACATATGGACTTAAAGAGGAAAAGGAATCATATGATTCATGGATTATTAAACCAAGAGAAGGTAACGGTGACGGCGTAAAGGTGCAAGCACCAGATGAAACAAGTGCTATTGAAATTGCATTGGGTCGTAAACCATCTCAAAATGAAATTGATTTCTTTAATTTTCATTACATTTTAATTCACGAAAAAACAAATGTTTCAACGTTGCGCAATATGAAAATCGTGGAACTTGCAACAAAATGTTATAATTCCGATTTGGTAAAAGAATATGTTGAACAACATTACGAACCAAAAACTTCGGCTCTCGAAATTAAAGAATCTTTCCGTTCTTTTGTTTCCAATAAAACAATCTAATAATATATGAAAACACTTGCAACAATTCGATCGGGAACACAACCGACAGTAATATCACAAACAAAAGAGCAGATTGTTACCATACTTGAAGCCGATGAACTTGATGCTATTGATGATGCTCTTGGATTATCATTAATGTATCTTAGTGATAGTATTGAAATGATTGATGCCGTATATCAAATTGTTTCCGGTTTGGAATCAACAGATGATGAAACAAGACAAATTATTGCAGGTTTATATGATACCATTAAAACTGCATCCGAAAGTATTCAATCCAAATATTCAATTCAAACACCAATAGAATAATATGTCCGAATACAATAAAATCAACTTGGTAAAAACAGTCCAATCACTTCTTGGTCTTAAAGTTGATGGGCAGGATGGTCCTATTACTTGGTCGGCAATTATTTCCAAATTGGTATGTTCAATGGATACTAAACAATCCGTGCATGTATCAAATGAAACTTTTGAATCTATTCCTAAAGTTGGTGTGTCGGACAAAGCATATGACCTTATATTAAAATATGAAGTTGGTGGAGGACCAAGCTATTACAATAAAGCATTGAAGCATCCATGTTACCCAGGTGGCGCAAGCGGTGTTACCATTGGTATTGGTTATGACATGGGTTACAATAGTGCTGCTCAATTTGCAACAGATTGGAAAGAGCTATTAAGTGATTCGGACTATGGTCGTCTTGCTCCGCACGTTGGTAAAAAAAGTAGTCCTGCAAAAGATGCAGTGCGTATTCTTAAAGATATTAGTATTTCATGGGAAGATGCTGAAGGTGTATTCAAAAGTAACACACTGCCACGCTTTATTAAAGAAACCGTTCGTGCATTTCCAGGAAGTGATGCTTTACATCCTGATGCTTTTGGTGCTCTGGTATCACTTGTCTTTAATAGAGGTGGAAGTGTTGTAGGTGCTTCTCGTGTTGAAATGAATAATATTAAAAAAGCAATTACAGGTGAAATTAAAACATCAAACCTTTATGACTATATTGCTGGTCAAATAGTTGCAATGAAACGCTTATGGATTGGTAAAGGTCTTGATGGACTTTTAACACGTCGTGATGAGGAAGCACGTCTTGTAAAATCTTGTGCATAATAAATAGAAGTATATGTCAAAACATTTTACATCACCTCGAACGCTATCACGTAAGATAGAAAATTATCTTGATGGTATATTAGGATATACTGGCAATGATGGTATGGTTTTAAACACATCAACTGCAGGTGATGCATTTGGACGATTAAGAATTAGCGATTCGTATACCGTATTTGAAAGTCAACATCGTTATTCCGATAATGGTAAATGGAATAATGCAATAACAGGAACTGCATCAACAACATATTTACCAAATGAAAGTGCTGTAAGGTTGAATGCATCACAAAATGGTTCCATTATAAGAGAATCAAATTTCGTTTTTCCTTACCAACCGGGTAAATCGTTATTAAACTTAAACAGTTTTGCATTTAGTGCATCAATTGTTGGTGTAACACAACGCATCGGTTATTACAATAATGCCAACGGTATATATTTACAGCAAGATGGGCACGCAGATGGTCCGGCATTGGTACTACGTTCAAGTGTAACAGGTGTTGTTGATAATACAAGAACAGTTCGAAGAGTGGATTGGAATTGTGATAATTTTGATGGAACCGGACCATCAAAAAGAACACTTGATCTTACCAAAGCAAATATATTTTGGATGGACATTGAATGGCTTGGCGTCGGTGCCGTTCGTTGTGGTTTTGTTGTTGATGGAAAACTTCAAGTTGCTCATACATTCTTTAATGATAATGCAAATGATACATCATATATGACAACCGCGGTATTGCCGTTGCGTGTTGAGCTTATTAATACGACAAGCTCAACACCATTTATTAAACAAATTTGTAATAGCGTTGTTAGTGAAGGCGGTTATCAACCTAAAAGTATTCAATACAATCAGCTCAGCACATCAATTCTCAATGCCGATTTAAAGACGGTAACAACAGCAGGTGTAATCTATAATGCCGTATCATTAAGATTAAACAGTGACCATTTGGATGGAATTATTATTCCCAATGAAATTGATGTGCTTGGAGAAAGTAATAAAACCTATCAGTATTTTCTTATTAAAAATCCCACACTATCCGGTACGCCAACATGGACACAACATCCGGATTGTCTCACTGCTGACTATTCAGTATCTGTTTCCTCTGTAACCGGAGGAACTATAGTAAAAACAGGATATTTTACAAGCAGCAGCGGATCTTCATCTGTTGGATCTCTTGGTGATCTTAATTTTCAATTGGGTCGTACACAAGCAGGTGTGTCTGATGTCTATACACTTGCCGTAACAGCCACGGCAAACAGTGCCAAATTTACAGGTAATCTTGGGTGGTATCAAATAGTATGATTAAATCATTTTTAAAATACATATCCGAAGCTGAATATCAAGGCCGAAAAGTCGAACTTGATAATCCTTTTAGATCAACGGATGAAAAACATAAGTTTTATGTTTATGTTAAAAATGAAAAAGGTAATGTAATTAAACTTGGGTTTGGTGATCCAAGTACAGACATTAAAAGAGACGATCCAAAGCGTTTAAAAAGCTTTAGAGCCAGACACCATTGCGATACCAATCCAGGCCCAAAATGGAAAGCTCGTTATTGGAGTTGTAAGTTCTGGGAAAAAGGAAAAACTGTTACGGATCTATTGGCTGATAAATAACTTTATAGGTTATGCAAAGCTCAAATTTAGAACTTAATGATAAGAATTTCAACATATACGCCGCAAGGAATTATAATAATCCAAACTGTTTGGATATAAATGATTTTTATTGCGATGTTGATCGGTTTAAATATGTGAAAAAACTATTAAATAAGTACAGCAAAAGGAAAATATTACAAGAAAGACTTATTTTAAATCACCTAATTATCATATACAATGTTTTTACAATTGCGGCGGCAACACAAATGTGTTTCTATAAACTAAATGAGGAACATTGGCCGGCATTAAAAACATTTTTATTATATTTAAATTACATTCATCCAGATGACTACTCGAATATACCAAGCGATCTTTACATTACCAAAAAACTTCAAAACATTTAAACCATGGGTCTACTTTCAAGAACAGCTGATACAATTTATGCCATACGTTTTTTACGTTTGTTGACCACTCGTTGGACCAGCACTGGTGCATATAAATTGGGACTTATTGATAAGAATGGAAAACATCTTCGCAGTCCAAACAATGATGTTGAGCGCAGCAAGTATAACATTTTTCACAGATTAGTCTTTAATATTAAAAGACTGCTAAATAAGATTCCTTTTGGTAAATCCACCATTGCATCATATCTTACCGCGTTATATTTGATTAAGGAACATACTGGAATTTCCGATAAAAAGCTTATTGCTATAATGGAAAAGGTAACAGGTGTTGATTTGGGTGTAACAGTTCTTAATGAATGTACTTGGAATATTACCGAAGATCAAAAACTTAAAAGTGGCAAATATGTTTTAAATAGAGACGTTGCTTTAAAAGCAACTGGGTATGTTTTGGCATTAAGTCAAACAAATGTAATAGTGGAAAATGAAATACCTCCTGTTGGACAAATTTTAGGTGTTAATGTTTACAAAGTGCATCATTGTAAAACACAGCAACCGATATATACTACGCAACACGATATTACAAGACAATGATTAAACAAAAAAAGGAAGATGTTTCGGTCGGGAGCGGTGCAGTGGCAATGCCGGCATTTCCACTAGGGATGAAAAGAAAAGATGTTGATGGCACAAAATCAACTCCAAGTGATATTATTGCTAAAAGGCAAACTTGGAAAATGTTTGAAGTAACAAATGAAACTTTTGTTAAATTTAAACAGGGAAATTCGGTGTTTGAAACTTGGAGCACTTACTTAAATTTGGAAAATGATTCCGAAAAAGGCGTTTATGATTATGCACAAACGAATAAGAGCCACACAATTGTTCTTAAAAATAGTCTTAATGGTTCTTTAAAAAGCATAAGCCGAGGAAAAGAAAAATAAATTAACATAATTATGTTTACTTTTCATCCATATTAGTGTATAATCATTAATAGGAAAACCAATAGGTCACAATCGTGGCCTATTTTTCACAAATTTAACAATGAATAATAATACTAATACAACAATATTTGACGAACAGATTTCACGCAAACCAAACCATTATCCATGGACTGAAAGTTTCATTGAGGCGATGCACAATGGATTCTGGACCGATAAGGAATTTAGTTTTAAAAGCGATGTTCATGACTTTAAAACAGTTCTTACCGAACAGGAAAGAAATATTATTATTCGTACATTAAGTGCGATCGGTCAAATTGAAGTTTCGGTTAAAAGTTTTTGGGCTAAATTGGGTGATAATCTTCCACACCCATCATTGCAAGATTTAGGTTATGTTATGGCCAATACGGAGGTTATTCATAACAATGCATATGAAAGATTGATTACAGTGCTTGGTCTTGAAGACGTATTTGAGGAAAATCTTAAATTGGATTGGATTCAAGGACGCGTAAATTATCTTAAAAAATATACGCATAGATTTTATAAAGATAGCAAAAAACAATATTTATACGCACTAATACTGTTTACATTGTTTGTTGAAAATGTTTCACTGTTCAGCCAATTTTATATTATTAATTGGTTTGCCACGCATAAAAATGTTCTTAAGGATACCGATCAGCAAGTCAAATATACACGTAATGAAGAAAACATTCATGCTCTTGTAGGTATTCAAATTATTAAAACTATTCGTCAAGAATGCCCTGAATTGTTTGATGATGAACTTGAAGCTAAAATTCAAGCACAAGCACTTGAAGCATTTAAAGCAGAATCCAAAATTGTTGATTGGATGATTAACGGTATTAATGAGCCTGGATTGAATGCAAATATTCTTAAAGAGTTTATCAAGTCTCGTATCAACGAGAGTATGACGCAAATTGGATTTGCGAAACCTTTTGAAATTGATTCGGCTCTTATAGAAGAAACCGTTTGGTTTGATGAACAATTGCATGGCAATAATATGACCGATTTCTTCTTTTCACGACCAACTGAATATTCTAAAAAGAATCAAAGTTTTGGGGAAGACGATCTTTTCTAAAGGATACATACATCTACATTATGGAAAAACAAAAAATATATTGGTTAAATTCTGACAGTCGCAAATTCCTAGAACGAGGATATTTGCTTGAAGATGAAACACCTGAAAGTCGGATGCGCGATATTGCGGATGGAGCTGAAAAACTCTTAGGTATATTAGGTTTTGCCGATAAGTTTGAAAGGTATTTGCATGCAGGTTACTATTCATTAAGCAGTCCTATTTGGAGCAACTTTGCTCGTGAAAGAGGATTACCTATCAGCTGTTTCGGGTCATACATTCCAGATACAATGGAAGGTATTTTTGGTAAATTGAGTGAAATTGCCATGATGACAAAAGGTGGCGGTGGTACTAGTGGTTATTTTGGAAACATACGACCACGTGGTAGTGTTATCAGCAGCGGTGGTACAAGCACAGGCGCGGTCCATTTTATGGAACTGTATGATAAAACCATGAGTGTTGTATCTCAAGGTAATGTGCGCCGTGGAAGTTTTGCCGCTTACTTGCCAATTGATCATGGTGACATTGAAGAATTTCTCCAAATTAAAGGCGATGGTAATAGCATTCAAGACATGAGTATTGGTGTTACCGTATCCGATGAATGGATGCGCAGTATGATTGATGGTGATAAACACAAAAGAAAAATTTGGGGTCTTGTTATTAAGAAGCGTTTTGAAAGTGGCTATCCATATTTGATGTTTAGTGATAATGCAAACAATGCCGCCCCGCAGGTATACAAAGACAAAGGAATGAAAATTAATAATTCAAACCTTTGCAATGAAATTATGTTGTCCAATGGGCCTGATGAAAGCTTTGTTTGTAACCTTTCATCCATTAATCTTGAACGCTGGGATGAACTTAAAGATACGGATGCTGTTGAAACACTTGTATATTTTCTTGATGCTGTAATGACGGAATTTATTGATAAGACCAAGGATACTGCTTATATGGAAGCTCCTCGCCGTTTTGCTATTAATCAACGTGCTCTTGGTATTGGTGTTCTTGGGTATCATACATATCTTCAAAGCAAAATGATTCCGTTTGAGGGGTTTGATGCACAAAGCGAAAACATCGCAATCTTTAGTACAATACGTGAAAGATGCGATGCCGCAAGTGGCAAATTGGCCAAACTGTTTGGAACACCTCCTTTACTAAAAGGATATGCTCGCCGAAACACTACAACAATGGCAATTGCTCCTACAACAAGCAGCAGCTTTATTCTTGGTCAAGTCAGTCCTTCGATCGAACCGTTAAACAGTAATTACTTTGTTAAGGATTTGGCCAAAGGTAAATTTACTTATAAGAATCCAGAACTTATTAAACTATTAAAATCAAAGGATCTTAATACGGCGGAGGTATGGAAAGATATTCTTGTTCATGGAGGTAGTGTTCAACATCTTGCTTCACTATCAGATGAAGAAAAATCTGTATTTAAAACCTTTGGTGAAATAAGTCAAAAGGAAATCGTAATTCAAGCATCACAACGTCAAAAATATATCGACCAAGGACAATCATTAAATCTTATGATTGCGCCAAAAGCCAAACCTAAGGAAGTAAACGAGCTTATGATTTTTGCTTGGGAGCTTAAAGTAAAAGGATTGTACTATCAACGCAGTGCAAATCCATCTCAAGAATTGGCTCGATCAATTACAACTTGTACAACCTGCGAAGCATAATGACCGAAAAATCTCCATCAGATAACCTTAAACCATTATGGTATGCAGTTGCAATGCTGTTTAGCGTCCCTTTATTAATAATTATACTATTAATATCGTGTGTAGTATTTTTATGCGCATGGCCAATCATGCCAATATTGGCTTATTATGAACGTAAAGAAGAATTAAAAGATAATGATTGTATCAAATAAATGCTCCAAATGTAAATATGTGTATGAACTTACCTGGGATGATGAAGGTGACAAATACTACAATAATTACGATGAAGAAGAATATGACGATGATTTGGATGAAGAACTTTATCCAGAATATTGCCCATTTTGTGGATTACATAAAAACTATTGCGACGAAGAAGATTCATCCGATATTTTCTAATATACATAAACCATGGGATCGTGGTATTACAAAGAACAAGAATTTACAACTGAAATTGCTCAAGCGGAAATTGACTCTGGTGCGGTAGGTTTTGTTTATTGTATTACCGACGGTCTTAATGGCAAAAAATATATTGGTAAGAAAACACTGGTAAGCAAAAGACGTTTGGCTCCATTAAAAGGGAAAACTAAAAAACGAACTAAAATTGTTCATAGTGATTGGCAAAAATATTATGGGTCCAGTGAAATTGTAAAAGCTCTGGTCCAGGAAAGACCAAATGATTTTCAAAGAGAAGTCTTAATAATATGCCATTCCAAAGGCGCTTTAAACTATGAAGAAGCACGTCTTCAGTTTCAACTTGAGGTACTACTAAGTGATGATTACTACAACAATTTTGTAGGCGTAAAGATACACTCAAACCACGTCAAATCTTTGTGGAAAAAAAGTTCATAATGTTGTTTACATACTTTTAAAGTTTGATATAATAATATTAATCACTTAAAGGCGTCATAAAGGATCAACCTGGCCTGGTTTATTAAATAATAAAATTACCGAAGGTTCCCGAAGGGATGACAAATGTATGAATGATTTCTTCCAAGGTGAGATTGGATAGCAAATTCCAACCGTAAAAAAGTTCATAATTTTGTTTACATTGCTGTGAAAATTTAGTATAATTTATCTTCAACCAACAAACAAATGATTATTTGCGACTATTCCGGCATTGCCGTTTCAGGTGTGTTTTCTCAGGTCAAACCTGACAAAATCGAGGAAAACTTTATCCGTCATATTATTCTCAATTCCTTGAGAATGTACAATTTAAAGTATCGCGACAAATATGGATCCATGATTATTGCCTGTGATGGCGGTTCATGGCGCAAAGATTATTTTCCCGAATACAAAGGCGCACGACGGAAAAATCGGGAAGCAAGTGCTCTTGATTGGACCGAAATATTCCGTATTATCAATAAGATTAAAGATGAAATTTCCGAATTTTTGCCGTATGCTGTGATTCAACATCCTAAGGCTGAGGCTGATGATGTTATTGCTGCACTTGTGGAAACCACGCAACAATTTGGAAATTATGAACCAGTTATGATTGTCAGTGCAGATAAAGATTTTATCCAATTGCAAAAATATGACAATGTTCAACAGTTTAGTCCGCTGACCAAAAAACAAGTGACTGATAAAAACCCTCAACGCTATTTGTTGGAACATGTATTTAAAGGTGACAGCAGCGATGGTGTTCCAAATGTACTTAGTGCTGACAAAGTATTTTTGGAAGAAGGTTCACGTCAAACACCATTGCGTGCAAACAAAATTGAGGAATGGTGCAAAGCAATTGCAAATGACACTCTTCAAAGTGTAATGCCTGATGACATTTATCGCAATTACATTCGTAACCTCAATGTTATTGATCTTAGCAAAACACCGGATGACATTAAAGCTGGTATTCTCCAAGCATATGACAATCGTCCGACCAAAGGTAATTCCAAAGTGCTAAATTATCTTATCACTCAAAGATGCAATCTTTTAATTTCTTGTGTCAATGAATTTTTCCATAAATAAATGTATGATTAAAAGAAAAACCATGGTATTGTTTCCTCACGAAGTTTTTGAATCTTTGGAACAAAGTAAAAATAAACAAGAACGAATTGAAATTCTCAGAAATGGATCATCTCTTGCACTTAAGTTTATTTTACAATGTGCATTTGATGATTCCGTAATTCTTGATTTGCCTGCAGGTGCACCTCCTTATAAACCGGATACCGGTCCTTTAGGATTACAACAAACACCTTTAAAACAAGCGATTCAAATAATTCCACGTTTGACAAAAAGTAATACTCGAATTGATAATTTTAGAAAAGAAAAACTATTCATTCAATTGATTGAAAATGTTTATCCTAAAGACGCACTTATTATACTTGACGCAAAAGATAAAAAGCTTCATAAAACATATCCTTTGCTTACCAAATCATTGGTACGTGAAGCATTTCCCGATTTAAATTTATGACATACACATATAAATGCGAAAAGTGTGATTACGAATGGGACTGCAGTCTTTCCATGTCTGATCGAGATGTTCCTATTAACCAACCTTGCGTACAATGCAAAGAAGAATCTTATGTTAAAAGAATCATTTCATTTGCACCAAGCATTACAAGTGAAAGTGCAATGACATTACAACAAAGAGCGGGTAGCGGTTGGAATGATGTTCTTACAAAAATTAAAAATAAAAGCGGAAGGTATTGTAAAATTCAAACTCGTTAAAGGTATGAGTAAGCCAAAAAGAGATAATAAAAAACAAAATAAGGAACAAGATTACAGCTCCTATGATGATCATAGGAAGTTTAAAAAGAATAAACATAACAACGACCGTAAGAAAAAGAATATGGAACAAAATATGTTTATGGATTGGAATTTATTATAAGGTGATATTTTGGAACTGAATAGAACATTCATCCATAAACCTGTTTCGTTAGGTTACGAAAGTCTTGGTGATGCCAGTATTCCTGGTACTCGAATATATGTTACACCTGAAGGTAAACATTACCCAAGCATTACAACAGTTCTTGGTTCGGTCATAAAAGAAGGTATTGAACAATGGAAAACAGCGGTAGGTGAACAAGAAGCAAACAGAGTGCTACACCACGCAGGAACAAGAGGTACAGCATTACATCTTATTGCTGAAAAATATCTTAATAATGAAAAGGATATTTTTGAACCAAATACAATGCCACATGTAAAAGCATTATGGCGTAGTATAAAACCTGTTATTGATGCAAATGTAGGAAAGGTTGTGCTACAAGAATGTCCATTGTACAGTGATATTTTTGGGATTGCTGGCCGAGTTGATTGTATTGCAGAATATGAAGGATTACTAAGTGTCATTGATTTTAAAACATCAAGACAACGCAAAACGAAAGATTATATTTCCAATTATTTTATGCAAGCAGCTTTTTATGCAGCAGCTTTTTATGAAAGAACCAATATACCTATTACACAAAGTGTGATTATAATGGCAGTTGACGATGATCCAAATCCTATAGTATTTAAAGAGAATACATATAAATGGTTAAAGGATCTAAAAAGAGTAATTAAAACATACAATGAAACAACATTCAATTAAATCACAAGGAATATTAGATAT